CAAGCTCTGAACAAAGAATCTATAACAATTAAATATTAATAACCATGGCACATAGACTATTACCATTTAGACAATATGACGAAAATGATGTCGTTAACTTGTTCTCTGTAGACGTTAGCAGCATCAAAACTTTCATATCACAAGTTCCCGCTACTGACGGGATTAACGCAGACGGAGTACTTGTAAAAGTAAAAGCTGGAAAACATGACGGAGACGTTAATGATTATACCACTGAGAGCACCGACATGTTCGCAAGTTACAGTTCTCCAGTTGGACGCAATCCTTATCCAACCAACCCGCTTAAAGTTGAAGCAACTTCTGCAGTTGGTGATACTCCTCTTGGGTTCACTCTTTATCAAACACTTAATGTTGATGAGAACGGAGAGAAGCTTCTCTTTAATCCCGTAAAGAAGGACGAACTTCAAGCAGTACTTTCTGGCCAAACAGTTCCTGTTCTTACCAAGGGTATCATCACCTTGAGTACAAAGGCATTTGCAGGTGGAGACAGTGACATTCCTGCACCTGGTGAAGGTCTTTATGTTGCTGCAGGTGGTAAGGTTTCCAAGACCGCTACTAATGCCACTAAGATTGGTAAAGTATTAACAACTGGAGCTAGAGAAGCACAAACAAATGCAGATCCTCTTGAAGGACGCTACGCTGTTTGTAAGATCGAACTCTAATTTAATTTAAACAATAAAGGTTAAAAGACAATGAATATTACACTTAAAAGAACCGAAGAGCAACTAGAACTAGTGAAAGCTATGGCCTCTCGTGACAGAGATGTAGCTTACGAAGCTCAACAAGCACTGGCAGCCTTTATTGGCCCAGTTTTGGCTGAAGTTATCGACACAGTTCCAACAATTAGTAACCTGTTTAGCCCATTTAGCTTTGCAGCTGACGACAACCCCAGCATTCCATTGGATCTATACTATGATGTTACCGACGACGAGTACATCAAGGTATACACCACCAATGCTCCTGGCGGATTGCCCTCCAGTCATGTGACTCCCACACATAGCGAAATGAAAATCTCCACTTACCGTTTGGAAAGTGCTGTTGATTTTGATAAACGCTATGCTGCTCGTTCACGAGTTGATGTGGTAAGTAAAACCATGACTCGCTTGGCTCAAGAAATCTTGATTCAACAAGAGAATGCATCTGCTGGTTTGTTGTTCGGTACTATCGCAGACAATGCCAGCAAGCTTTACGTCCAATCAAACAAAGCCGATACTCTTACCCTTGACGACTTTAATAGAATGTTGACCAAGGCAAAACGTAACAATCCAGCATGGAATGGCGGAACTCCTGAGCGTTCACGTGGTCTTACCGACTTGGTCGTTTCTCCAGAAGTTATCCAAAATCTTCGTGAGATTGCTTACAACCCAGTGAATACTAAAGGTCCTAACAGCGTGACCCCTGGTGCTGGCGCAGGAACTGTTGCAGCTACCGATTCTATGCGTGAAGCTCTTTTCTCTCAAGCTGGAATGCCCGAGTTCTACGGAGTATCCCTCATGGAAATCTATGAGCTTGGCGAAGGTCAAAAGTATCAAAAAGTCGCTAACACTCTTATTGGTGGACATGATCGTAAAGACATTGTTATCGGTCTTGACAGAACTCGTGAAGCTATGCTTCGTGCAGTTGCAGTTGATGCTGAATCTGGAACTTCCCTCACCGTATCTGCTGACGATCAATATGTCACCAGACAAAAGAAGATCGGATACTATGCCGAGCTTGAAGAAGGTCGCACCGTTATTAATGACGGAGCTATTCTCTCTATGGGAGTTTAATTCAAAAAACATCTTCTTTTCAAAAAAATCCACCTTTCGGTGGATTTTTTTGTATCTAGAGACTATTATAAGTGTACATACATATTATATTAACCTAAAAATTTGCCATGCCAAGAAAAAAATCAACATCATCAAAAAATAAAAAAGGTAACTTAGATATGGAATATATTGATGGAGCAATCCACGATGAAAGCCATGAAAAATCAAAAAGTATAGAAGAAATTTTAGTAAAAAAGAAAAATCCTTTTGGAACAAATTCAATTGATACTCTGGAAGAAATGCTTGAAGGAATGAACCTTAGGCAAGTTCAAGAACTTGCTGTAAAAGCTAGTGTTTTTCCGTCTGGAAATAAAACCAGTCTTAAAAACAAAATTCGAAAAGAATTTAAAACTAAATACGGAACTAAAGAAGGTGGGGCAAGGTATACATCAACCACAGAATCTCCTGTAGCAGAAGAAGCTATAGCTGAAAAAGTTCGAAATATATTAAATTCTAGATGAGTTACGATTTCGATTCCTCTGTTAATGAAATAGGGAATCTGGCTTCTGGCATATACAAGTACGACTTTGATCAAGATTCTTCTTTGGCCAGCCCAGATTATATTTCTGGTTGGCTTCAGCACAATATGGGAGAGCTAAATGTTTTAATTCACACTTCTTACAGCGGAGAGTATCCTAAAATGGGTGATGAAGAACAAGCTATATATCGACAAATATTTTTAAAAGATTATTATAAGAAGCTTGGTAGAAAAATATTGATAGGGGCTATGGATAGCTCGAATTCAAGCACTACAGATTCAACTTCTTCAGGTAGCTCAACTGTTATAACATCTGATTGGACAGAGTTAAGAGACGGTGATAGTGTTATAAGAAGACAGGCAATGCTGGCTAATCCTGCAACTAAGGTTACAGCTTCAAAACAATATGCTCAATTTTCTGCTGATGCAGATTTTAATATAAAAGAGTTATTGTATAAATATAATTCAACAAACGGTGGTCCAAGGCAAGTTTACGGAGTAGATTAATCTATTCCGCTTAGTTTCATTAGATCTTGCATATTTAAGGTTCCTCCTTTTTTCTTTGCAGCCTCTGTGAGACTCGTAGACCCCTTTACTTCGCCAGTATCTACTCCAAGGTGCTTATAGTCATCTTTATTAGCTCCAAAGACGGTTGTAGCCCCATCCATGGACAAATGCCTATCTAAGTGTTCTTTATTTTTTGAAGTGTTTGAATATTGCATGAGTGCTTCTGGGTCTTTCTTGATTTCTTCTGGGATGTTTTCATTATTATCAAATATGTTTTTAAATATCCTAGAATACAAAACAACAGAAACTTGATAATTAGTTAACTCACACATTGATTTTCCAAATAGATCAAAGGGCTTTTCAGCTAAAAACATATAAGGAAAAAAGAAATCCTGAAGAACCATATGCTGTATAGTGTCTTCTCCTATCAACGACTTAAAATCATTATTAATTAATATTAACTTAGATAAATCTGAGTATGTCAATTCGTCATATTCTTCTTGAGAATATAAAGCATTTAAACAATCTTTATCTTTATAAAAAGTTAATCTAATATAGAAATCATTAATTTGCTGTTTAGCATATTTTTCTGCAGTGGCTCCCATCAAATCATTCTTTAAAGCTAATTTTTCATTCAACTTTCGAGATTCTTCATCAATCATTTCTTGATGTTTTTTTTGAGCACTTTTTAGTAAAATCGAGGAGCTAGATTTTCTTAAGTTATCCACAAAAGATTGTTGAGAACCGATGAAATCTTCATCCTCTTTTGTCCAAGATCCATCCTCGATACACCTCTTGTAGGCAGTTTCTTCGCTAGGTATTCCTCTTTTTAAAGCTTTATTCTTTATTCGATCTTCTTCTTCTTCAATATCTATATAAACACTTGGGTGTAAATGCTTTATATAAACATAATCATTTTCGTATGGAAATTTAGAGCACCCAAAAGATATGTCTCGAAAAGCTTTTTTATATTTACCGTTTTCCATTCATGAAGATCATACAGTACCCGCGTCAAAATCTTCACTCAAACTATCAAAATCTTCCTTCGTTGCATTTGCACTGTAGTACCAAAAACTAAGTACGGTTGCGATTTTATCTTTAGCTAAATCAAAAAGCTCGTTACCATTTTCATCCATTTCATAATATTGATCTATTTTACCTTCGCTATCTTCAGCATTAAAAAATGGTTTAATTTCGTCAGACTCATTTTCTTGATAATGAGATAAATGAACCATATACCATAGAAGAACTTTATTTTGAGCTTTACTATCTGCAGTATGGTTGAATAAAGAAGAATAGCTAGTTTCCATATCAACAATTTCTCTTCTAACTTCAGCCATTTCACCCAAAAGCTCCCCCATTCTTTTCTCTTCTGCTGGAGTTTTTTTGGGTTTCGAGGATGTTCTGGAATATTTGTTTTGCAACTCTCCAAGTTGGGCATAGCGTTTAGTTAAGGTTGTAGCATCTTCTTCAGAAAGTAATCCTCCAGAATCACTATATTTTTTTGCCAACATAGCTTTTGTAAGGATTCCCCTTTTAATGCATTTACTCATTTCAATGCTGTACTCAATGTCAGCTTCTTCAAGTTGCCTTCTATTCGGATCTTTTAATATAATTTTAATAGGAACCTCTTTCTTTACGGTTTCAGTAACCGTATACTCTTCCATCTTACCAGTTTCTTTGTTTTTACGCTTCTTGGTTACATCTTCTTGTACCTCGCGTTCTACATCAATTGAAAAGCTATATATTTCTTTCATACATTATTATATTTGTTTAAAATTAAAAATTACAGTAAATTTTTCTAAATCTTCATTTTGATTTCTTAAAGAGTCATTCCCGAAATCTAAAATTTTTTTTCTTAGATATTTCATTTTATCTTCATCTAGATAATTAGCTTGTTCAATTAATGAATGATATTCACTGGGAAGATTTTTTTTAAGCTTAGAGAAATGTATTTGATGATCTGATTGAAGGTCTTCAATTAGGCACAAAAAAGATTTAAAAAGACTTTTTGTGTGCCTTTCATACCTTTCCTGTAAAATTTCCTTGCTATCCATGCTCTTTAAGCAATATATAATATGATTGTTATATTAAAATTTCTAAATTAAGTGTATATATTTTATATAAAATATGGCAAAACTACCTATAGATGTAACAAAAGCAATAAATAATCAACTAGATAAAAATATCGGAATTAAGGTTAAAGAAATGGTTGAGAGAGAATTTGAGGCTATTAAACAAAGGATGATAGATGAATTTGAGAATCATCCAGTAACAATAGAAATTGATGCTGGAGAGAATGCTAGTAATAGTAGTGGAACTTTAGGTGGATATGGAAATTTGTTTAGCTTTATAGGGTTTCAGGATGGTGATGATCCGCTTAAAGAAGTTAGAGCAAAACTAAATCAAACTAATATTACTAGATTAAAATATAAAAATGGGGTTTGGAATTTCTTAACAAATGAACCTACGAAAGAAGAGTTGTTTGCATTAACTCCAATTCCTTGGGCATCAGGTCGAAGTTGGATGGACGGCATAGAGACAGGTTTATCTGGACTAGGTTTTTATTTATACAGAGAAGGCAAGGATTTCGGAGCTTCAAGATCTGGCCCAGCAATACAGCTAAAAGGCGGAAAAACATCAGAGAAAGCTATGGGCGGAGGCTCAACTGGTGGAGCTATTTCAATGCAAAGATCTAGATATACTAGAACTTCTTACATGTCTTCAATACTCGGAAACTTTACAAAATCAATAGAAAGGTTGAGGGCCAAGAATTTAAAATGAAAGTAAATTTCGGACATCAGGCTACAACCAGCTTTACATTGTGGTTCGAGCACCACATGCTAAAGTACGGAGAGGCTTATCAAAATATTACAGGAAGATTGTATTATGTAGAAGATGAAAGATTACCTGATGGATTCTATAGATATAGCAGTCCTTACAAACAATGGGTAACTGAAGATGGTGTTGGTGGAGCCAAGGTTCCAACTTATGTATCTGGAGATGGTGCAGTTTTAGATAAAAAAGACGAAGATCTGGGTTATTTTTTTGATTTTCAAAATGGTGGAATAGTAATGACTGGAAATGCCGCCAACCAAAATATTAAAATCAGCGGAAGCTTTTCCATAAAAGAATTTAATGTATACAATACAAATGAAACCGAAGAAAGTTTAATTGTAGAATCCAAATTCACAAACAATAGTAGATTTTTTGTTCCAGAAAGCGGGATAGAGCCATATGACATGGTTACCCCAGCAGTATTTATAAACAATGAATATATTGAAAACGAACCTTTTGCATTTGGGGGAGAAGATAAAACGAAAATGAACTTTAAATCTGTAGTTTTCGCAGAAAATTTATATCAACTAGATGGAATGTTATCGTTGTTTGCTGATACTATGAATAGATCAATAGCATTTGTTGATTTCCCAGATCATCCAATTAATGAGTATGGAGATTTAAAGAATGATAAATATTCCTATATTGATACCATAACACCTAATAAAAACAATGTTTTTAATGTAGAAAGAGTTGTAACTTCAAAAATTAGCGAGAATATAAGGCAAGCTATATCACCTTCGCTCTATGTAGGATTTATAGATTTTGAGGTATCTAAGCCAAGGTTTCCTAGGTTAAATTAATTTTATAAAAAAAATAAAAAATTTCACATTAATTATGTTTAGCTGTAATTTATTGTAATTCCACATTAATTTAAACTTTCAAATATCATGTCAAAAAATCATCGCAATCGAGTAATTTATCAAAGTGAAGCTCTATTTGTAAGCCCTAATGCTAGCGGAGCTCACTTTACATGTAGCGCACTTCTCACTGGACTTGGGGCAACTGGAGATGCGTCAGCAACCTCACAAGTCAGAAGTCAACCGAGCCCAACAGCAAGCTTTAATGGAGGAACTTATCCAGGCAACAAAGTTGGTTATATGAGTTTGGTTAATCCAATTGGTTTAAATCAAGACCCCTATATTACTAATGGAGAGGCTCCTTCAGAGTCAGAATTGAAGACTGCTGCGCAAGGCGTTGATAAAGGCAAGAATTATGCAATTAGAGATCTGGCAGTTCTTAGTGGGAAAGCTGTGGAAGCTAGAAATGCCCATGCTGAGGCAGGAACACTTTATAAGAATATTCCTAATCTAAATAGTGTCACGACAGATAATATAAATCGAGTGTTATTTGAACCAACTATTGATGTTACCACGAGAGGAGCGCAACTAAGTGGATGTTTAGCAGTTTACTCCACTAAAGACAAATTTGATGCGGCTCTGAGTGGATATTATGACGATAGGACTGCCACTAAACTTTTAAATAAAAATAATGCACCTCTGGGTGTTTGCATTCAGCCATTTCACGGCAGTTACGAGAACTTAGTTCAACAATTGCATCGTGTACAAAGTGCTAATTATAGTTTTACGATTAACCGTACAGACATTAATACTTTCGGGCAACTTGCTCGTATCGACGCTATCGCTCTTGAGCCACCCACGGTTAATTTAGATTTTTCTTATCTTCCAACAGACGGATTCAACGAGAGAAATCTTGGATTTCAGCTGCAAGGAAGTGATGATGTCGGATTAAATATGTCATCCATAGATTATAATGCTTCGACTCACCATATTCGTCAGGAAGATGCTGGTAAGAATTTCTTTATCTTAACCACTCCCGAGCAAACCGATGCATTTCACGAGCAAAACAATTGGCCCGATGAAACTTCTAGAACAGTTCTTGGTTTGGGTAATGGATACATTACCGACTATAGTTTTGAAGCCTCTGTTGGTTCGTTACCTACAACTTCCACAACTGTTGAGCTTTATAATGCTGTATCTATCGTAGGAAGCAGTGGACAAAGTGTACCATCTGTAAATCTAGAAGAAGGAACTGCACTAAAAGGAATTCATTATACTTTGGCTCATCCGAAAGAATATCGGGGAGACGACGGTGGAGCTTCACCCTCTACAGGAGAATTTGGAGAAACTTCAATCTCAGCTCTTCGACCTGGTGATATTACATTATCATTACCACAAAAGCTAGCATTGATTCCTGATGTTTCTGGTGATGGATCTTTCCATATTCAAAGCTTTAACTTATCAATGCCTCTTTCTAGGAGCCCAATTGATAGACTTGGTTCAAGGTTCTCTTTTGCACGTGTGGTCGATACCCCAGTTGTCGCAACATTGAGTATATCAGCCCTTCTTTCAGAAGTAGGCACTGGAAATCTTGCTAACTTGATTGATGATTGTGATGAGCATGATATTCAAATCAAAGTTAAAGCAAATCAAGCTTGTGATGTAAACAATAAATTCGATAGTTTAATTATTGATTTTCGAGGAGCTAGAATCGAAAGTGAGTCGATCAGTTCTGATATTGGAAGTAACAAAAGTATCGATCTTTCATTCACTGCACAAATTGGTGGTCCAGACGATAAGTTGCATGGAGTATTTATATCTGGTGCTAATCGCAGTATCATTCCTCAACATTATCAAATACCTGGTCGTTGATCGAGTTTTCCAAAGAGAAAAACATCAAACTAAAAACCCCCGAATAGGGGGTTTTTTGTTGTTTTGAGTGTATATATTTATTAAGGAATAAGGAAAATGCCGATTAAAATACCAACAGTTCAGACTGGACTCGAGGAGTCTATTCGTAAAGCCATTAAAAATGTTAACACTCGTGGCGGTCTTAACATTGCAATTAATGACAAAAATTTTACTAGACCATTAGGTAAAATTACTGGTTCAGTTAGTGAATTTAATAAATCACTAGAAGCTTCTAATGCTCGTGTTATTGCATTTGGAGCATCAGTAGGAATTATTCAGGGGGTTCAGAAAGCTTTTGCTTCCCTAGTTCAGACCACAATTGAAGTAGAGAGAAAAATGACTGAAATTAATGTGGTCATGGGCTTGACGAACAAGCAGCTAGATGAATTCAGTAGCAACTTATTTAAAGTAGCAAAAAATACTGCTCAGAGTTTTAATACGGTAGCTACTGCGGCAACTGAACTCGCTCGACAAGGTCTCACAATGGAAGAGACTTTAAAAAGAACAAATGATGCTCTTATATTAACAAGACTAACAGGGCTAGATGCTGCAGCTGCGGTTAACGGTTTGACGGCAGCATTAAATACTTTCAACAAAGCGGGTCTTGATTCAACCAAAATATTAAGTAAAATGGCTGCTGTAGATGTTCAGTTTGCGGTTAGCACTGAAGACTTGATAGATGCGGTGTCTAGAGCAGGTGCTGTAGCTCAAGATGCTGGCGTAAGCTTTGACGAACTATTAGGTGCAGTAACGGCAGCTCAACAAACCACGGCTAGAGGCGGTAAAGTCATTGGTAATAGTTTTAAGACAATCTTTACCAGAGTTCAAAGATCTAGTACGCTAAATAGATTAGAAGAATTAGGCATAGCAGTCAGGGATGTTGAAGGAAACACATTGCCAGCAATTAGAGTTTTGGAAAATTTATCTAGTACATATGAAAGATTGGCTGATACTACAAAAGCTGCAGTAGCCGAACAAGTAGGTGGAGTTTTTCAAATCAACATTCTAAAGGCAGCCATCAAGGATTTGTCGAGTCAAAATAGTATTTTAGCAAGAGCTACAAAAATAGCCAGTACAGCAACAGATGAAGCCTACAAGAAAAATGAAATTTTAAATAGATCTTTATCTGCATTAACAGCTCAAACCGCAACAAGTATACAAGAATTGTCTGAAGTAATAGGTAATTTAGCTTTTTCAGATAGCATAAGAGATTACTTAACTTTCATTAGAGATCAAATATCTGGAATTAGTGATTTCTTGGGTAAAGAAGAAGGTGAAAGTATGGGCTCAGACCTTGCGCAAGGTCTCGTTCGAGGTTTCGGCAAAGTATTATCTGGACCAGGTTTAGTTGTTGCATTTGCTGTTTTAAGTAAACTTTTTCTAAAAACTGTAAAGTTCTTAGGAGGAAGTGTTAAAGAATTGCTTGGTGTAGTTTCCGCAGCTGAAAAACAACGTCAAATTCAAAAGTCTATTGTAGCAGTTCTTGGTGAGAATAGTGCAATTCAAAAAAGAATACTATCACAAGAGGGAAATAGAGCAGCTCAAGAAAGAACTATTTTATCCATACTTCAAGCTCAATCAAGAGAACAGGCGAAAATTGCCGCTGCAGCAGCGGCAGTATCACCAGGATTAGCGAGGGCTGGGTTTGGAGCTAATTTGAGGAAAACGAAAAGTGAGGGGCATGTTCCTAATTATGTATCCAATAAAGAAAAAGAAGCTGAAAAAAAGGGTGCATTAGAAGGGGGTTACAAGCCAGGAGCCGTCAAATCAATGAATATGCCTGGAGAGGGTAGGGTAGTTTACAACACAGCAGAAACTGTAAAAAAATTCGTTGGATCATCCCAGCCAGCTATCATGCCACCACAAAAAAGTGATGCTGGAAAAAAATACAAAAAAGATTTTGCAAAAGCTCACGGATTTGATCCATATATGCACCAAGGTTCAATTCCTAATTATGCACTAAAAATCAATGCAGGAAAAATAGCTTCGGCAAATAAAAATCCAAATGCAGCTAAACTTGCAAGTACGGTCAATGAACAGAGATCTTTTGACGGCAAAATAGGCTTATCAGCACTAGATAATATTCTCACCAGTGGTCTTTTTAAATCTATAGATTATACCACAAAGAAAGGCCAGATGATGACATATCAAAAAGCCAGATGGGGGGTCAATAAATACAAAAAAGGAGCTCCCGCTCCAGGTAATTATGTTAGTTATGGAGAAATGGATAAAGCTACTGGAACTCGAGCTCTCTGGGTGGGATCTGAGGGTGAAGGTGCAGACGCATATAGAAGATTAATTTTATCAAATGTAAGCAGTGTAGTTTCTCAAGGAAAGAAGTATAAAGTTGATCCATCAATTGCAGCACAAGGACATATACCAAATTTTGCTGGATTTCAAGTTAAAAAACAAACTTTTGGAGGAGATCAAGGAGAGTTTGGTCCCCCAAAACAAGTTCAGTTTTCATCTTTTGTTGGAGACAAACAATTTGTTCAGTCTCAAGCTGTTGAAATTGATGATCCAATGAAACCTGGCAAGAAGGCTCTGCAAGTTGTTTTCACTGGAGAAGCAGATAAAACTTTACGCGGAAAGGGTTACGGAAGAAAGCTATATGAATACATGGCGTCTTTTGCAAGAAAAAGAGGTTATAGTGGGCTTTATGGAGATATGTCTACTTCTCTATCTGCAATGAGAGTAATAGATAGTATCGCAAAGCAAGGAAGCTTTAATGTACTAAAAAATAAAAATTCAAAATTTAGTAAAGATACTCTTGAGCCAGAGGGAATGTGGGGAGCGGACGATTGGACATATAAACTTTCAAACAGAGGATATGTCCCGAATTTTGCTTTACCCCAAACTCCATATGGACAAGATTATATAGATCAATTATACAGTAGTAAAAATACTCCTCAGATAATGTCTCTTGGTAGAAGAGAAAAGCTAGAGGGGTCAGTGGAAAGCGGATTAAACGCAAAGACCAAAAGAGGAATTGGTACAGAAGAAGCGATGGCCGCAAACAGTAAATATATTAAAAGTGTAGATAGATTAATTGAGTATGAGGGTAGACCCAGTCAAGCTATAAATGCTTTAAAGTTTTTAGATAATAAGGGGCTTACGGCTGTTAAAAATGCGATTCTGCAAGACCCAGGAATTGCTGCTGATTTTGATTATTACAGCAGTAAAGGATCTTCTGGTAAAATTAATGTAAGGAAAGGCCTTCCTAATGCAGCAGCAAATATAGCTCACGACTTGAGAAGCGCAACTCCAAGAGAATTTTTCGCGTACTTAACTGGAAAAACAGACAGAATACAGGGGACTGTGCCTGGTCAATTTATTCAATTTAGAGATGCAGCTGGAACAAAGGGGGGTGAAAAAACGGGTATTTTAAATACATTCTTCAAAGATATAATCAGCGATAATGAACTTGTAACCTCTGAAATTAAAAAACAATTTACAGCAGTCAAGAAGAGCAAAAACAGGCAATCCATTGTGGGTAGTGAAGTAACCACAGATCTTGAGAAAAAATACTCGAATATTGGAGAGAAGCCCAAAGAAACCATGGCTAGATTGGCATACGAACAGAACAGGAGTTCTAAATCAATACTTCGTTCTATGCATGGTGGTCAATTCGCCCAGCAATGGAAAACTTCTCGAGAGAGGATGGGCTTAACTGGCCCAGGTTACTTTGGAGAATTTAGCGGAAGATTCAGGGGTCAAGACTTAACAAATAGAATAGCTTTTGATCAAAGAATGGCGGATCAAACTTCAACAAATCAAAAATCAATGATTCCATCTGTTGGAAGAAGTTTCCTGAATTATGATGTGAGGCAATTATCAAAAATGGCTAGAACAAACATAATGCCTAAAAATATTTTTGCTGAATTTGAAAGTCTCTTGGATCCCGCACGAGAAGGAGGGGCTATGAGCCCCAAAAACGCTCTTTCTTCAATAGCCAGCGGTCAATCAAAATACATGACAGAAGTATTTGGTAAAAATAAAATTGTAGAAGATGTATTAGAAGAAAGAAAGGCAAGATACAAAAGAATGTTTGGAACAGCATTGGGCAGAAGAAGGGGAGTTCCAAACTTTGCATTCGGGAGAATGAAAACTCTCTCTCAAGCAGTAAAATCTTTCAAGCAAGACAGTGGAATGTTTCATAGTAGGGCGGGAGGCAAAAACTTCTGGAGCACAAAAGAAAATAGTATAAAACTGAGCGAGAGAAATTATGAAGATATAAGACAATTTCTGAATAGCAAAAGCTTCAGGGGATTGAGTGAATCAGCTCAAGCTGAAATAAAAAAAGATTTAAGAGCTCAATCAGAAGCTTTAGGAAAACCAGATGTAACTAGGCCATACATGCAATTCAGTAATCCTGAATATGCAGGAAGAATAATGGCAAATCGAGGAAAGATTCCTAATTTTGCAAAATTATTTTCTGATAAAGCTGAAAGTGTATTACAAGACAAACCCGAATTCTCTGGAGCTGTATCAGAAGCAATAGAGCGAGAGAAATCTATGGGATTCACTCCCAAAGTCGTTTCAGCTCCACAACTTAAGAGTGGGAAAAATCCAGGCCTAGCTGTTGTTAATCAAGAACAAGAAGGCGGCTCTTTAGAGAAAGCAAGAAAATTACATGGAGGAAAATTAAATCCAAACCAAAAAACAGGGGAAGTTCCAAACTTCGCTAAGCAAGTTTCTGGTGGAGAATTATTAGATTTCATACAGACTGCAAAAAATGAAGTCAGGAAAGAGGGTTTAAATCAAATACAAAGATCATTTATGGAGTCAACCAGAGCGATAGATAAATTCACAGCCTCTACCGAAGAAGGCAGGAAATTCCTAGATCAATACAGTAAGTCTTACGCGGGTTCAGCAAGAAGCATTAAAGAATTTAACATCAGAGAATCTATGAGGCTTGGAACTCTTGGAGGCGAAAGTCTAGATAGACAGAATTTTGCAAGACAAGCTATCAGGGCAGATGGAGCTGCTGCGCTAGCAGGGCAAGGTGGTCCAATAGGAGAACTTGTAAAGAATTTACAAAGTAGTCAAGATGGATTTGAAAAAACTTTAGTTCAACAAATGTCTGTGGCACGTGCTAGTGGAGATACAGAAACTTTAAAAGTACTAAAAGATTTAGACAGGCAGTTGGATCAAAAATTTATGGCAGACAGAAACATGCCTGCAGCAACTGCAAAAGCGGTACGGTCTAGCATAAGATCAGAAAACTTGACGAACAAAAGAATAGAGAAATTCTCTAGCCAAGATGGTTTTAATAAAAAATCAATGGAAAGATTTTATGGGCAAGAATTTCTGAAAAAACAAAATGTTAAATTTCAGGATAAGCAAGAAGCTAATGCTATAATGGCTGCTTTAATGAAAAGCAAAGAAGGAAGAGGCTCATTTCAGGGGTTCTTAAGAGATCAGGGAGTGGCTTCTTCCAATAAATATTTAGCTAGAGCTGGATTAATGACTGGAGACTTTGGGAGAATGACTGAAGGCAGTAAAGGTGGAGGAGTCTTTCTTCGAGGTCTTGAAAAGATGACTAAAAAATTTGAATCCAATCAAGGCAAAAGTGCCTCAACAGCATTTGCTAGTTTAATGAAACAAGCTACAAAAATAGGATCAAGTCCAGCGAATGTCGCTGCGCTCCAAGGAGTTGTTCAAGCAACAAGAGAGCAAGCAAAGGCAACATCTCAGCAAACCGCTCAAACCGCAAGAGTTGCGGCAGCTCAATCAAAAATAGCAGGAGGCTCAGTTGTAGGAGGATCGTTTTCTTCTGGTTTAGCTGGCTCGAATGTGCGAGGTGCTGGATTCAGGGCGGCAGCTGCTAATAGTGCAGGCAGAATGTTTGGTGGTATTCGTCAAGGAGCTAAAGGATTCATGAAGTCAGGTATGACAGGATTTGGAGGTAATGTAGGATTAGGGCTTTCTTTTATTCTTCCAATGCTTTCTGGCATGATTCAAAACCCAAGATCCAGAGAAGATAGAGCTGTCATGAAAAACGGACAGTTTCAGGTTCAGGATAGAGGTAGGGATACGGCCTCAAATGTGCTCATGGGAGCTGGTATGGGTGCAATATTTGGGCCCACTGGAGCTTTAGTTGGAGCTGCGGCTGGATTTATACAATCAATGAAAAAGCAAACTTTATCTATCGAAGAGCAAGTTAGATTAAAAGAAAAAGAAATTTCATTGATAGGTCAAAACATATCTGCCTTAAGTGGTTTGCAAAATTTACAAAACGCAAGAGCTGAAGCATTTAGTGGTGGAAATCAAATGGATTTGAATAGATTGGATGCTCAAATCAATCAAACACTTGCATCTATTAACGATAAACAAATTTTAAAACAGACCGTCAATGCGATGGGAGATCAAAATGCCATGAGCAAGGTTGAACAGCAACTAGCAGACAGAATGGCCATAGCTACATCTCAACAAAATTTCGCAATGGGAATTAGAAATAATGATGCTTCTGCATCTGGAGTAGCTCTAGGTTCAATGATGATGCAACGTGTTCAGTCTGGCGAAACCACAATGGATAAAGTGGAAGATGCCCTTACTGGAATTAAAGCTACTGTAGCTCAAATGAAAACCAAGTCTGATTTTATGGACATTGGTGAATTAAATGCTTTAAGAAAAAAAGCTAATAGAGCTCAAGGTTTTACCAGTGGAGGCACAATGATAGGTGGTGGTGTTGGGGCTGCCATTGGCGGAATAGGAGCCAAAGTGGGGATGGGCATGATGGCTACAGGAGTGGGAGCCATTCCAGGAGCAATGATAATGGGATTATCAACAGCAGTTGGTGGAATTATTGGAACAACTCTTGGTAGAGAAATTGAAACAATGATGGCTTCAGATCAACTTAAGGATGCCACGACTATGGGTGTGGACGAATTAAAGGAGCTTCAAAAATTAGCAACCACAGGAGTGATGGACCAAAATGTGGTTGATGCAATGATTGCCGCCTTCAGAGAAGGCGAAATATCTATGCTAGACATAGCCAATGAAGCCACGGAATCTTTAAAAATGTTTAAAGAAATGACTACTAATGCAGAAACCATGGCTAGTCAAATTTTTAATTTAAATAAAACATTTAAGGATGCGATAACAAAACTTACTGTAGATTTAGAGGTAAAGAAAATAGCTCAACAATCAGAACTAAATTATGAAAGATCCGTAGCAGATTATACAGCTCAGTTTATGGGAGGAAGAAAGTCTTCGGATTATATGGCAGATAAAAAAGAAACTTTATTCGAAAAAGAAGCAGGGTTTAGAAGAATCAACTTTCAGCAAGAAAGTGATATATCGTTGATACAAGGAATTAAAGCTAATGAAAAAAACCTTAACTTTAATGCTACAGAAAGAGAACAGATAATAAAAGGAATTCAAGATAAGGGGATGTCTTTTGCAGAAACTATAGTAAATGATTTAGAGATTGGAGGTAGAGAGCTTCAAGAAGAAGAAGTAAAAGTAATAAAAGACCTTATAATACAAAGACAAACTCAAGGAAAAATATTAGAAGCTCAAATACTTGCGGAAAGAAAAAGTTTGCAATTATCATTAAGACAGAACGCAATCACTGAGAAAATAAATCAAGAACTACAAGTTAATAATTTAAAACTAAACAATGCCGCTTTAGATAGAGGTGTTGCAATGACTAGGGCATCGGGAGATAAAGATGTAACTACATCAAGACTTCAATTCAAGTCTAATGAAATATTTAGAGGTTATAAAAACGACGAACAAGAGGCATCCAGACAGCAAAAACTAAGAAAAGACCAGTTTGATGAAGAATTAAAATTTAGACAAGCGGAAGTTATAGAAAATGTCAGGGAGGAGGCATTGAGACTTGCATCAGAAAGAGATTTAATTAATTCTTTAAATAATCTCGGAGAAGTTATAGAAAAAACTCTTGGTAGTGGAAAAGAAACTTCATCGGAAGTGAGCAGAGAAACTGCTCCAAGGGTTCCTGCAGCATCCCCTGTGGGAAGGCAAAATCCTGGAAGCGCGGTTACTTTAAATAGCCCAGAACTCGATGCAAAAAGAACATTATTATCAAAACATATAGTTGAACAAAAAACTGAAGAAAAGGCTCTTAAAAACTCAGAAAACAATGTTAGTTTACAGGTAGAGAGATTAAATAAATTAAGAAAGCATAGGGGCTCATTAGATTATACAAGAGCTAAAAAAGTAACGAGCGATATGGCTGACGAAGAACAAAAAAGATTTGAAAAAATTAATGCTGAATTAAGTGGGCTTTCTGGCCTCGGTCCTGTTGCTAACCCTAGTGTTACAGAAAGAAAACATCTCAAGTTTAACAGAGACGTAAACACAGCCAAGAAGGGCGGGCATAAAATTATGCAATATACAAGCGGGTCGAATAGGGGAACAAAATTTTACGAGATAACTAGAGAATCTAAGCAGACTCAAGAAAATATGAAGGCTGGTCTGGATGAAAGAATTAGACAGCAAGAAGCATTAGTTGCAAAGGCAAAATCAGCCAATGATGCTCAGAAGGCAAAGCTTGCACAAGTAACAAAAGAAAAGGAAAACATCAGGAAAGAAATGCAAATCCTTACAAATCAAAAAAGAACTACTAGTTCTGGCGAAGAGCCTGGAAAAGGACCAAGCATTACACAGCAAGATCAAGCAAAGTCGAAACTTGATCCAAACAAGGATGTAAAGACTACAGAGTTTACAAAACAATCTGGCGATGTTTCCCTAGCTATAGCTAATGCAAGGAGTGTTGATGAAATAATGAATTTTTATTCGGAGGCACTTGAAAAAGCCAAGGGTAATGATGAATTATTTGCAGAGATAGCTGAACAAAGAAAGATTTCTTTAGAGAAATATATACTTGGACAAAATGCTATAACTGAAAATATGCAAAAGAAGTTCCAAGAACTTGAAGCTCAGGCGAGAGTTACAGACTTTACAAAAACATTAAAATTTACTGATCTTTCTCAAGAGAGCGCTAGCAGGCAAGCCAATATGGATCGATATGATGTTCGTGCTGCAGCAGCCTCTTCAGCTCTTCAAATTGCAACAGATGATAGACAGGCAGATATTCAATCTCAGATGTTAGATATGAACCCTTTTGCCACTCGCTTAGAAAGAGCTGAAGCTAAACTTCAGTCAGAGCAAGTGCAATACAAGGGGGATCCTGGAATGATGGATAATTACTCAAAAAATCTTGAGTTAATGAGCCAACTGAAGAGCGATTTGCATGACGAAGAAAGTGCTGAGACTAGAGATGTTGAAGAAATAAAAAGACTACAAACAGAACTGGCAAAACTTAATGAAACAAACCAGAACTTAATTTTGCAAATGGAAAGAACTACTCCAAGAGACAAAGGGTTCGCAAAGGAATTTACACAGCAATTTAGTTTGGGTTTAGAAGTTGGTTTTGCTGGCGTAGAGCAGCAGGCTGAAGGTATTTATGCAAGACTTGGCCAAGACATGCCAATGGTCCTAAAAGATGGACTGGCTGATGCAATGCAAACTGCAATTAGTGGAGCAGAAAGTTTTAGTGATGCCATGAAGGGAGTAGGAATACAGCTTCTTAATATGGTTCAGCAAGCATTTTTACAGAGCGCAGCAAGTAGAATAACGGGAGCTATTGGAAATATAACTGGAGGTCTATTTGGAACAGGGGGAGAAAAGAAGTTTAATGTTGGAGGTGTGGTTACTGGAGGAAGTGGAGTAAGAGATGATGTACCAGCGATGCTGACTGGAGGTGAATATGTAATAAAGAAAAGCTCTGTTGATAAGTATGGTGTAAACTTCATGAATCGTGTTAACAGTGGAATGGTCCAAGGGTTCAATGAAGGTGGAGGTGTTAATTTAAATATTGCAGGGCCAAAAGCTGCCAAAAGAGAGAGTTATCAAGACAAAAATGATTATGGTTCTGTAACTAGATACAAGGAAACTAGACCTGAAATAGGAATAAGTCGATCCCTATCTGCTAAAGCTATCAGTAATGACAGGCAAATACAAGAATTTTTCAGGGAACAAGAAAACCAATTTCAACAGGATCTAGAAACAAGAAGGCAAGAAGAGTATAGAGAAAAAGTTAAAAAATATAAAAAGAAACAAGAACGTAATGTCTGGAAAAGATTAGCCTTAACCGCTCTAGGAGGCTTTGCTATCAGCAAAGGAATGGATTGGTTGAATGGAACTGGATTCATGTCGAAACTAAATGACAAGAACCAAGCGAAAGCTCTAAATAGGCAACTTGATTCAAATCAAAGTTACACTTTTGATAGGGGCAGAACAGGCTATCAAATAGATCCAATTGAGAGAAAAGGAATTAGGTCAGATATAATGGCTTTCAAGAAAGAGGGGTGGACCGCTGCACAACAGTCTAAATATTTAAGACAACAAAACATCCAACATAAAATCACTGGAAGTCAGGACGATTATAGAATAAATTTTAATACAGGAGGAAACGTCCCTTCAATACTTACAGGTGGTGAGTATGTGATGAGCAAAGAAGCTGTGCAGAGTTATGGCACAGGAGCTATGGACAAAATAAATAGTGGAACTTTTTCTCCTACAGCACAAGCCAATTCGAACACGGGAGCATCTACAGTTAGCCACGGTGACGTTAACATTAGTATAAATGTAAATGATTCTGGATCGAAAACAGAAAACTCATCAAATAATCCTTTAGCAACTCCAGAATTTGCATCAAGAGTAAAGAATGCGGTAATGGAGGTTATTGCTAGAGAAAAAAGAATTGGTGGAACATTGAGATAGAATGAAATTAAAGCCAAGCAAATATTATTTAGATTCTACAGATAAAAGATTTACTATATTTGGTGATGTTATATCTGGGTTGCAATCTATTGATGCTTCATATACTATACCTATGGAAAACTCTGCAGCTATAGGAAACAGAGGTGGAATATCTAAAATTCAAAATGGGTTTGGTAAAGGCAATATATCATTTAGTAAAAAAATGTTAACTTGTGATAAAAATATTACTGATTATATAGGATCAAAAGATTATATATACGGAAGTTTAGAATTTTTACCTTTTGATTTAAACCCAGTCTATGACGATTTGATCGATGATTACACTTACGAGCCTGCTGATTTTGGTGACGAACAAAATCCTATAATAAAATTTGATAGCGGAATTATAGAATCTTATACATGCTCCTTTACCGTTGATTCTCTACCAGAAACAAGTGTGAATATGGCGATTTATGGAGATATGGGAAAAACAGCAAAGATTCCAACAGAAAACCCGCCAAAGGAACCAGCTACAACAGTAGATTTCATACCATTCAGCAGCGGAATATCATTAGTTTGCGATGGAAGGGAATCAAATCATGTTTCAAGTTTTACTTTAACAATAATTACAGCACATCAACCTTATTATAAAATAGGATCTCTAAATCCTTGTGATATAATTCCCATAAAACCTGTAAAACAAAATTTTAATGTAGATATTGACATAATAGATTATCAAACTAGATCATTACACGATTATATTAAAACAGGAATTCATGTTAAAAATTTGAGTGTTAAAATGAGGGACAAATGCGATCCTGATAAGTATTGTACATTTGAATTCCCGAACTCTTATTTAGTTTCAGAAAATGTGAGTGTTGATTCTCAAAATAATACTAAAGCAAAGCTTTCTTACGAATGTCTTACTATTGATAAACCGATAATTAATTATTATGGGTTTCCAGATGGGAGTTAAATATGTCCAGGTATATAGAATATCAAGAATGCGAAGTAGAGATAGGCGGCAAAAAAGTATTAGCTCAGAGTGCAGCAATATCAATCAATGCAAATATAGAGGCTAATAGAGCATATGGTGGCGACTTTAGATATGGACAACATTACTCAGCATCTTCTGTAGAAACTGCAACATTAGATTTAGAATACTATATAGTAGATGCTGGAAAAGATCATATTGAACAATTTACTGGACAAAAATATGCTGATGGAAAATTTTGTGGAATTGAGTTTTCTGGAGCTGGGTTAACAAGTTATTCAGTTTCTATGAAACCATTTGAAGTTGTAAAATACAAGGCAACTTTCACAATCTATAGCGGTTATGATCAACGGTCAAATGGTGCGGAAGGAGTAGCGGACCCAAGCATAGGAAGAGATGAGTTTTACGAAAAATTTGCAAATGGAGCATATTCAGAATTAATTAATTTTAATAAAGAAAATATAGGATTAGATTTTCCTAGTTCAATTGATTATTCTGTATCTTGTCAAAGAGTTCCTAAATATATTATAGGAGACAGGTATCCAAGGTCTGTAGCCTTAAGTAAAGTTGAAAGGAAAATGAGCATAGCTGGAGAAAATATTGGGTCAATCATAAGTTTTTCTGGTAAAGACTTTGCGACCGTAAAACTTTCCCCGAAAAATATAGACAAAGCGGCAAGAGGTCAAGATGTAACTTGTAATGGAATAATAACAAGCCAATCTTTAAGTGTAAGCGCTGAAGGAGTGTTAGCTGGAACTATAGGAATATACGAAAGCTTGAGATGAATGTTTTTGATCCAAGACATGTTTGGGGAAATTTTGAAACCCAAAAGAAATTTTTCAGAAGTCAAGATAATTCAAACTATACATCTTATGCAGATTTTATCGCTAATTCAAAGATTGATTCTGAATTAAAAGAATTTAAATACTATAAACCATTTAATTTTGTTCCATCATACGGATCATCAGTTACTGTGCAATTCGAAAATAACGAAATTGAATACGGAAACAAATATGTAAGCTCTAAACCAGCTCTTCTAAATAGAGTAGCAATGTCTTTTGATGTAAATTTTAACGACAGGAGCGATAAAGATGCAAACGAAATTATAAAATTTCTAGAGGAAAATGAAAATGATGTTTTTGTAATGCAAAAACATGAATACAGCGAGCTTAATGATGATGAAAAATTTAAGTCTTTAATTTCATTAGATCCTTATTTCGTTCAAGAATTTAAATGCTTTCAATTTTCTTTAACAGAAAGTTACAGAGATTTAAATTCAATAACAGCTAATTTCTATAATCAAGACTTTTCGATGCTAACCTTAAAATATTTATTGTTTGCTAATTCAATGTCAGAAAAGAGAAAAAATATTTTTCAAGAGTATTTTTATAAAAAACATTTAGATATATTGCCCTCATATAGTGTTAATAGTAATTCAACTTTTCACACAAAAGATTACTCGTTGGGTAACTCTAGGTCAGAGTATAGTAAAGATGGTACATTTAGTAGAACAGACGAAATAAGTATTACTTATGAAAAAATGACAGATCTAGATGCATATAAAATTTTATGCTTAATTATTGGTAGACAAGGGATTGAGACATTTACATTTAACACAATTAAACCAGAGTTAAGAACATCAAAATTTACATGCACATCAATTAAACACGACTATGTATACAAAGATACAAACACTTTGCAGTTGAACTTAAAAGAAGAGAAAATTAAAAAAAATTTTAATATTTAAAAAAAATATAGTAAAATATTGTTATGGCATTTTATAAAGGAGAACATATAAATCAAGAAATTTTTTCAAACAACCAAACTTCAATGATTGATCTATGGGAAATTTCAAGAATTGGAAATAGTGAAGATGTAATCAGGTTTCATGGTGGGGTAATTAATGTAACAGATAGCCTTAAGTTCAATAACAAGGAATACTTTTATCTACCTTTTGAGGTCTCTGACCTTAGCACAAGATCAGACGGAGGCTTATCTAGACCTACAATTAAATTAATTAATTTTCAAGGCATATTATCAAGATATATAAAAGACAAGGACGACTTGGTTAAAGCCGAAATAACTAGAACTAAAACTTTTGTAAGATTTTTAGATAAAGAAAATTTTTTAAACTATGATGCAGACATAGATCACTGGAAATCTATGGGTATAGATCCTGATCCAAATGCTACATTGAGACCAGACAAGTGGATAATTAACCAAAAACTTACAGAAAATAAATTTTTTGTAGAATTTGAATTATCAAATGCTCTTGATTTTGAAAATGTTTCAGTTCCAAGAAGAGTTATATTAAATAATTATTGCTGGTGGAAATATAGAGGTAAAGGATGCGGCTATAATGGAGGGCCAATATCTGATTCTAATAATGTAGGATTTGTTATAGATGGAATCACAAACAAGGGGCTTTGGGAAGCTGGGGTAGATTATAAATTAAAAGATGTTGTAACTATTCAAGTGGACGATCAGGGTATAGAAAGTAGCCCAAGAAATGTAGTATACTATTGTATAGTTGCTCACACATCTAGCTCAAAAAACAAGCCATCAATAAATACTGAGTATTGGGCTAGGGATGCTTGTAATAAAAAAATATCTGGATGTAAATTAAGATTTCCAGATGCGGACTTCTTACCATACGGAGGCTTTCCAGGTAGTAGATTGTTTTAATATGATTCATAAACAAATAGCAGAAATATGCGAAAATCTCCCACAGGAAGAAAGTTGTGGATTTTTGCTATATAAACAAAAAAAATTTTTTGTTAAACAATGTGAAAATAAAGCGGAAGATAAGGCTAGATATTTCAAAATTGATCCATTTGATTATGTAAATGCATTTAAAAAATACAAAATATTAATGTGTTATCATTCTCACGTTTTAGGTGATGAATCCCCTTCCGATTATGATATAAAATATTCAGAAGAAATGCTTATGCCTTTATACATATATAGTACAGTAACAAAAAAATATAAAATACATTATCCACAAAAGCTTAGAATGTATAAGAATCTGAAATTACTAACAGAAAGCAAGGTTAAGTTGTGTATATTATAATAGGTTTAAGGTTGTTATGGTAAATGTTTTTTTACATGGTAAATTGGGTCAGAAATTTGGCAAAGAATGGAAACTTGATATAAGTAGTCCGCTTGAAGCTATTAAAGCTATTGATGCGAACAAAGAAGGATTCCTTGGGTATTTACTAAAAAAGAGTCAAGAGCAAACTAAATATATGGTTTTCGTTGATAAGAAACCATTAAGAAGTCAAGATGAATTAAAAATTCAAGTGAATAAAGAAGCCGAAAATATTCACTTTTTTATGGTCCCACAGGGTGGAATAGGAATGATACTTGGTGGACTTTTGGGAATGTTTGGAGGCTGGGGTGCGGGTGCTTTAGGATCAAGCATAGGTGGATTTTGGGGAGGACTATTAAGCTGGGGTGGAAATTTATTATTCGAAATAGGTGGGGCTGTATTAATGCAAGGATTAATGGATAAACTAGTGAAGGAGCCTGATCCACCAGAAATGGAAGATAGTGCTCCTAAGATGAAAAGCACATCATCATTTACTTTTTCCAGACCCATAAATAATATAACACAAGGAGCTAGAGTCCCAGTTGGTTATGGAAGATTAAGAGTTGGTAGCACTGTAATATCATCATCCGTAATGAATTGCAGATTAAATGCATTTGATTACTTAAATGCAACAATAAAGAAGCCAGATGGATCTCTGGAAGGAGCGGTCATTGTTGATCAGTATACTGAAAGTTAAGTAAATTATGTATAACCTAGTATGTTACGCTTCTAATACTACACCCAGATTGTTCAGAAGAACAATAACTGGAGACGGTTTTGGTGGAAAATTTCTAGCTGTATCTAAAGAAGATAAAGAAAAACTACAATCCACAGCATTTATGAAAATGCTGGATGTTGTATCTGAAGGCCCAATTGAAGGGTTTTGTGATGCAACTGGAGGTTTAGTTCAGGGGGCTGGAATATTAAAGGGGATTTATCTAAACGATACACCCGTACAATTAACAACATCAGACACCTCTCAAGCTGGAATTTATAATTTTAGAAATATATCAGTAGCATGGAAAAGAGGAGAGCTAGATCAAACTCCTTTTTATGTCAACCAGGGAGAAAGTGGAGAAACTGAAGATGACAACTTTTATTGGTTAGAAGATTTTTCTTATGCATCTCAAACTATAGGAAAAAATGTTCCGTTAGGAAATCAAGTTGAACTAGAAGAGAATGACGATGGCCAGGGAAAAAGAATAACTAGTCAAACAACACACTCAGTAATGGATGAAGATGTTGACTGGCTTGGGGTTACATTAAATGTAGATCAATGTTACACCATAGATAAAGCTGGAGAGCAACAGCCCAATAAAGGTAAAGTTATGATATGGGGAGACATAACTGGCATTACACATCGAAGCCTAGATGATGGCGTGATCGAAGAAATTATACCTGATGGGTTAAACGACTACAATGTTCTTGTTGATATTCAAGGCTTATCTTTATCTCAATACAAAGAAGATATTTGGTTGAAATTAATTGACCCGAAAGATCTCTCTGGACCTAGACCAAGACAGATTTACATAAGAAATGTAACAGCTCAGTCATACAATTTTAAAAGTAAATTTTCAGTAACACTTGACTCAGTTACAGAAATAGTAGACAGGAACTTTAATTACCCAGGCTCTGCTATGATTGCATCATTAGTTAATGCAGAGAACTTTGGAAATGCTCCAACTAGGTCTTTTGACATGAAACTAAAAAGGGTAAAGGTTCCCAGTAATTATGTTGAAAAATTGGAGAATGAAAAAGGGCCAACAAATTTAAGGGCATATACAAGTAGTTATGGGTCAAAGGGTAGTTCGCATACAAGCGAAGAAAGACACGAAGGAGTTTGGGATGGGACATTTAAAGAAGAATTAGAATGGACCGATAATCCAGCTTGGATTTTGTACGATATATTGACCAATGATATTTATGGTTTAGGAGAATACATAAGAGATGTTAATTTAGACAAATGGGAATTATTTAAAATTGCCAAATATTGCGACGAACTAGTTCCAACATCAATACCAGTTGACAACTCATTTAAAAAAGAGCGGAGATTTAGTTGCAACCTTTTGCTTCAAAATCCAGCAGATGCATACAAAACTGTAAATGAGATTTGTTCGATTTTTAGAGGTATAGCATATTTCAATAATTTGGAGATTTTTATCTCCATGAATGCTCTTAAAAATTCAATATTTAAATTCAGCAATGATTCTGTATTAGAAGGAAATTTTAGTTATGCAGGAGCTCCAAGGCAGTCAAAATTTACAGCTGTAAAAGTAGCTTACAAGGATAAAGAAGATTCATTTTTAACTAAATACGAATACGTAGAAGATCCCGAAGGCATCACAAGATACGGCTGGAATCTAAAAGAAGTAACGGCTGTCGGCTGTACTTCTCGAGATCAAGCATTAAGGACTGCTAGGTGGATTTTATTAACTTCAGTACTCGAGGAAGAAACTGTAAGTTTTACAACAGACAGTCAAGCAGAACATATAGAACCAGGGCACATTTTTACAATATATGATGAGTTAAGAAATGGATTTAAAGTAGGGGGGAGAGTATTAGAAGTGGTCGATGATAATCCTACCCCTAGTAAAAATTATGTTTTTATAGATCAAAAATTAGATTTAACAAAAAAATACACAAGCATAAGCTTTTTAATCCCTGATGAAGATGTTAATCTAAATGAATCTGAACATTATATTGAATTTATACATAGAAACGGACAGCATCAAGGTGCGTCCGATGGAGGGCAAAGAGATGCTGAAATAATTCCAATAAACTCAGAAACATCTGCAAATACAAATTTAAACAATTATTTTGAAGTAACTACATCTGGAACTAAAATATTAACTCATCAAAACGAAGATTTAATTCAAAGAATTCCAAAAGAAATAAGCTTTATAAGTTCTTCAGCTGGATACAAAACATTCAATGATTATTTTCTTGCTACAAATGTTTTAGCTGGAATGCCTAGAGGAGATGAAAGAAAATCAGTATCAACTAAACTAAAGGAAGGAGCCTTGTATATATTGCATGGAGAAGAAGCTGATGGGTCTACAGAAGCTTTTGATTCTAAAGAATATCAATTGTTAGGTAAAACAGAAAATCAGGATGGAACATATTCTATGATTGCAATGGAATATAATAGGGAAAAATTTAGCCAAACTGACTCTTTATCAACAATATATACAGCCAGGACAGTTCCATACGACCCGACTCCAGCAAATAGACCATCAGCTGGAGGTGGACCTTTACCTCAATTTGATGACGATCCCGACGATAATACTCAAGTACAAAACTTAGGAGCTCCAGAAAAAAATACTATTGAAGTTATAATTGCTGCGACTGGATATGTAAATTCAGAAGGGGTTACTAGATCGAGAGCAAATTACTTCATACATAATTTAGAGGAGAATGAAGATTACTATAATCCAGATGTAACAAATTTTGGAAATTACTTCATGCGAGTGCAAAGAATCACTGAAGAGTACTACAGAAGTCTCGTGGTGACAAAAATGGGTAACAATGATACAAATTTATTACAAAATAATGAATGGAAGGTTCCTGGTCTCAAACAAAAATGTGGATCAAATAAGATTTTATGGGATCTTAGTTTGGGTGCAGATCGAGACAAAGCTAGAGTTGGAGGAAGTAATAATTTAACAGTTAGTCTGCCAAACTATAAAGATTCTAAATTTACTCCATTTCTTGAAGTTGCTCACCCGAGATATGAATCTGAATTTGATGATTTAGCAATAGATGGTTGTGCAATATTTGATGCAGATGCATATGAAGCTAGAGTAACTGGTGCGGTATCTGGAGAATTTGAACTCCCTGATTCAAACGGTTATTACGAATTGAGATGGTCTGAGGCTAACGATTTTGGAAGATCAGAGGAAAAAGTAATGTTTTTCAGGGGAGAGCCTGACTTAATACCTCCCGACCCACCCGACCACTTTAATGTATCTCTAAACCCATTATTTCCGAATAACTTAAGCTTTAGATGGGAAAATGAATCTCCAGATAGAGAGTTAGATTTAATAGGATTTAGATTATATACTGGATGGGTAGGAGGAGAAGTTCCAGAATTTGAAAATACAAATTTAGGAGAAGAAGGGGCTGGGGGTTACAACGAATACAGATTACCTAAAATAGGATCTTCCTTTACAGAAGTTGTAGGTAAATATGCATCCCATACCGTTTATGAAGCAGATACAAGTAGAGGGTCTTTTGCTGATTTAAATGGAAATCCTTTAGGTATAGGAACGAATGCTATGTTCCATATAAGAGCATTTGATGTAGCAGGAAATTTTAGTGATCCAAGAAATAGTAATTTAATTAGTTTATTTGATGTGGCTGTAGCTCCAGACTTATATCTTTCTGGAGAAATAAGAGAAGAAGGTAAAGGAACTGATACATATAGGCAGTCTCCAATACTTCATGCATTTTACTCAGGACAATTTCACAACGACAAAAGTTTTAAAAAATATTTTCTAAAAATTAATGATGAAACCTTTGGAGTGTCCAATCACTCAATAAATATTTTTCAGGAAGATATAAAAACTGCACCAGCACAATATGAAGCTGGTGCATCTGGTCATCTTGAAATAAGAGAAGTAACAGCCAACACAGAATATTTCGGAAAATTATCGGCTTTCACATCAGAAAACAGAGAATCCTTAGTGGCAACTTCTACTGCAAAAATAGGTAAAGATAATTTTGCTCCACTAAAAATTAAAAACTTTGAAATTAGAAAACAGTTTTCTGACTTTGAATTTTCCTGGGATCCTCCTCCAGAGGCGGATTGTAATAGAGTCCTACTTTATACTGGAGTAGGTAAAGATAATTTTGGAGAAGTTACTGTAGATCAAAATAAAATCATCGAAATTGCAAAAAATAAAAATGGATTAATTGCTTCGGTAAATAAAGACGATAGACCAGTATTTCCTATATCTAGATTTGACGATGTAATACAGTACAAAAATGCTGCAACTACATATCCATTTCACATTCTTCCAGTAGATACTTCTGATAATACAGGAGTTTATACAGATGCAGAATTTAAAACGGTGGACATGTCTCCTCCTGTTCTACACACTAGTGGAACAGTAAATGAAGCAGGTCAAGGATTAGTTCATGTTTTTTACTCTGGAGTAGCTCAAGATGATAGTACTTTTCAATACTATCTTACCGAATATAAAGATATTAATTCTTTCGATATTAAGACCTTCCAAGGGAAGGACAAAGCTGCTTATAATGATAGCGATACTTATGGAGGATCAGGGCATTTTGTATTTGAGGCAAATGGAAATACATTTTACGATGTAAAAACTAGAATAGTTTTAAGTAAAAATGAAACTGATTGGGCTACTGATACAATTTTAAGCAATGAAATTTATGATGTTGTATCAGATCATGTTTATGTACCAAGAGATTCCAAACCTCCAGGAAAATTAGAAAGATTCAGGGTCAGTAAAGAGTGGTCGAATTTTAGATTCTCTTGGGATGAACCTAAAGAAAATGATGTAGTAAAAGTTTTACTCTATACTGGAATTGGTAAAGAAAATTTTGATTTTACAGTAGAAGAAGAACAGTCAACCACAAAAATAGAGGATCTCCCAATAGATTACTCGAGTCCCTTTGCTTCAGTTCTTCCTGATGATGCACCCTCTTTTGCAATAGATAAATTTAATAAACCTGGTTCAGAATCATACGAAAACACAAAATGGTATTTTCATGCATTGGCCGTAGATAGCTCTAATAATACAGGAATGTATGTGGATACATCATTTGAATATGTTAATTTAGATGGTCCAGTAGTTCATACCAGTGGAGAAATAACATCAGATGGCAGGTCTGTAATACATGTATTTTATTCAGGACAGGAACAAAACGACGATTCTTTTAGATATTATTTCACGGAGTATCAGAATGTTGAGGAGATGACTTTATTGGGTCAAAGAGATTCAACTAAAGCCTTTCATAACCCTGGGGTTCTTGGAGAAGGTTCGGGGCATTATATTTTTGAAGCTAAAGGAGATAGTTATTATGAAGTAAGAGTCAAATCTGTTTTTGATATTTTTCAATCAAATTGGGCTGATGATACAATACTGACAAATAAATATTATGATATAAAACCTGGATATGAGGACTATATATATGCTGCTCCAGATAACATCCCACCTGGTACACCAACTTGGATTTCTTCTCAAAAAAATGGAAATAATATATTTTTAAGCTGGGAAAATCCAGGTGACCATGATTTAGAGCATATACATTTATATACTGGAACTGATATAGCTACAGTTTCAGAAGATGAATACTCTTTTTCAGACCAAAAAAAGGTTGCTATTCATCAATCGACGATAGCAATTTCGGATATAATTCCATTAAAAGATTTTTCTGCAAATGCGGGTAAGAAATTTTATTTTTGGCTTCAAGCTGAAGACACATCGAACAATAAAGGAAAGATAAGCGAAAGAAGATTAGTGGATGTAGGAAGAACAGAAGCTTTATTTAGAGACGAAGTAAGATGCACTACTGGAATAATTAATGACGATGGGGGTGATGGAACATCTTATGCATTTATAAATTATTTAATAAATGATGATCCGCTCAATAGGCAACATTTATCTTATACTATACAACTATCAAAAAGACCAAGCTTTAACCCATTAATAGGAACACAAGAAATTCCTGTACAATATAGTGACGATGATGATGATTTAAAGGTAAGATATCCTGGCAGGAATATTGGAAGCGGAATCTTTAGTAATTTAGAAGCTAATCAAACATATTATTTAAGAGCAAGAATCAATGAGCATGACGGAAAGCAAAGCCAGTGGACTTTGTCTTACGATAATCCAATAAAAACTCCAAAAGATTCAACTCTCCCAAAAATTCCAAATAACTTTAATATAATTTCAGGACCAAAGCAAATATTCTTGGAATGGGATTGGGATCAAGGCATATCAAAAGATACTGATAGTATATTGGTTTATAAGACAGGAATACCGACAGGTATAGTAAAAGAAGATTCTGTTGAGCCTACTTTAGCAAACCCAAACACTAACTGCTGGAAGATGTCTCATATTAGCGGTTATTTCTTTAATAATCCAGAATTATATACATACAAACTTTCAGCATCGACATCATATATTGATAATGATGTAGAAACAGGTATTAATGGAGAAAGTATATATTATTTTTATTTTCTAAGAACTATAGATAAGTCAGAAAATTTGAGTAAGCAGTTTGTGTCTGGAATATCTAGGGATGTCCATAATTACTATCCAGTCAATAAAGCTAAAACTATATTTTCAAACGAAGCTAATTTAGCATTCGGACAAACTCCTCACACTCAAGGATATGTAACTGGAGGAGCTATTAGTGCAGATTACATATCTAATATATATGCAAGCAGAATTTTAACTGATAGAATAACTGCAGCAGATTTTATATTATCACACCCAAGCGGAAGAGTTTTGAGTGATAATGTATTTACAAGAGCTGTAGAAACTCCACAATATGCATATTCAATAGGAAAGGGTGTATACTTAGACCATAAAATGTTCAGAATAGGTGACCCTTCTCCAGGAGGGTACGGATTATTCTGGACTGGTCATAAAGAATATTCTGATTCAGATTTTACAAAACCTACATTCTCAAAAGACCCAGATGGTTTTCATGCCATAGATATAGACCCAAACACTTTAGAGATTAGAGGAAATTTAACTGCTGGAACTATTGAAATTGGAGCAAGTAGAACTTCGGCTTTTAATGTTGACTCAGAAGGAAACTTAACAATCGGAAACCAAACAAAAGAAATCTCTGGGTTCTTTAAGGGAGAGCTTGGTGTTAGTGGTGTTTTTGGGGAAAAATATGAGGGATACGATTACGATGATCAATATTCTTCTGTATTTGTACAAATTGAAACTGATCATTTAACTGCCATAGAAAAAGCGGCTATAAGGCCAGGAGTATATCTAGAAACAAACTGGAAAAGAGGTCCTCTTTATTATGGCTGGGAGATAGCTCAAGTAGAATCATTTAACCAAAGTAATGGTATATTGAAACTTGAACTTCCTGGTTTAGAATACAACGGTTTTGATTTTTATAATTTATTTGGAAATGCATACGGATTAAGTGGAGTTACTACCACAGGATCAAGAGATTGGGATTCAAATAATGTACCAGCCGTTAGAGATTACTGGAGAATACATGATGCTAAATTTAAAGTCACTAAAGACGGGTCTTTATTCGCTGCAGATGCAAAAATTTTAGGAACTGCAAAAGCAGATGCACTAGAAGTTGGACAAACAATTGTTCTAGGAGACACTTACAATAGTTACAGTAGTGTAATTCAAAGTTATAATTTTGATGATGATTTTAATCCTTGTGACCCAACAGAAGATGCTCGAGGTTGGAAGATTGTAGGTGATGGAACAGCATACTTTAAAAGTATTGACATTCGTTCGGGTTTACTTAGCGGGTCCATGGGATTAATTATAGGAAATGGATGTTACGATAATGCATTTTTTAGGGTAACAAGTAAAGGTGATATATCTATAGGAAGAAGCTTAGTTTATCACAATAACCCATTCTATGTTTCCAGAGAAGGAAATTTATTTGCTCAAGATGCTGAATTTAGAGGAGATTTGAATATTTCTGGTAGAGTAGATGTTGGAGATGGAATGAGATTTGGTAGCCATGTTACTAGAGACAGATTCGGAAGAGTAATTAGTGCTACAGATGAAGATGGAATTTTAATCAATAGATTTGGATTGCAGTCTACTAATTTTCAGCATGGATCCGACAAAGGGTTCCAGTTAACACAAAATGGTAAAGCAATTTTACATAATTTAGCCGTAACTGGAGGCTGGATAAGTGGCGCAAATCTATTGATTGGAAGAGGTTCCAGAGACAACCCATGGTTTAAAGCATTTTCCAATGGAGATATAAGTTTAGGAGATTATGCAGGAGCCAAATGGACTACAAATGGATCTTTAAGTACAGCTGCAACAGCTCCAAGCAAGAATCACCCATTTTTTGTATCTCGGAAAGGAACTCTTAAAACTAAGGATGCTTACATCATAGGTGATGTTGGCATATCTGGCAATGTAGATGTTGGAGATGGTATAAGATTTGGGTCTCGGGTAAATAGAGACCCATATGGAAATGTTACATCAGTAACTAAAGATACAAATGGTATACTTATAAACAGCAGCGCAATGCGTTCTATAAACTATCAAAGCGTTTGGGATGGTACTACAAAGAGTTTTTATTTGGGCGCTGATGGAGAAACAATACTAAGCGATCTTGTAGTTAGAGGAGGAAACATTAGTGGGGTCAAAATGATGATAGGTAAAGGAACATCAAGCGAACCTTGGTTAAAAGTTTGGGATGATGGAGAAATCAGCATAGGATCTTATGGATATAGTAATAGAAATAGAGCTCCTAAAAACACGGATCCATTTTATGTAGACAAACAAGGCTCTATGTGGGCTCAAAATGCATTTGTAAAAGGAACAATCACTGGAAGATATGGAAGAGTGGGCAGTTTGATCATGGATCCAGACTGGTTGTCAACATCTCACCCTGACTATGATGTACCAAGAACTAGCAACAACTTACAAACTGTAGCTGCTGGAACACATGATGCAATTACAAATCCATATAGGGTTGGTTGGTATATAAATTCAGAAGGGCATTTTTCTGTGGTAAATGAAGCTGGAAAACTTTTTGGATGGGCAGGTGAAAATCAATATTTAACAGTAACTGGTTTAGCGAGCAGCTCTAAAGATAATGCAATATATGAAACTACCAGACATCCCTCAAATTACGATCCGCCAGACCCTAATACATATGGTAAAGGATTCCTTCTTCAGGGAGAACACATGGGTGGATGGATATCTAATTTTAGAACAGACCCAAAAAGTGCTTGGGGTATAGCAAATCAAGTTATTACTTGCATACATGGAGATATTAGATTACCCGTTTTAAATGATTTATATACAATAATATCAAATAGTCCTATAGGATACTTTGTTTCAGGTATATATCTAGAGACTGATGTGGACAATGCCACTGTTAGGTTTACTAAAAACGATCCTCAAGCAGCTGTGCCAAGTATATTGGGGCCTGAAAATAAATATGGAAACTTCACGGCTACAAAAGCTGGTTATTATACAACCTTGAGTAATACAAATAAAATAGAACCAGGAGCAAACAAAGATTCATATCTAGTTGCTAAACCAACATCCGTGGGAAGTAATACCAGCATAAGATTCAGGATAGATTTATATAGACAGGGCAGTTATACGAAAAACACTGCAGATGCATCTTGGTAATTTTTAATAAAATTACTTTAAGAATAAATAAAAAAAACATAATATAATGTATTATGAATATTAAGGAATTAGATGTTGTAAATATTAAAGCTTTTTTGTACGAACTAAATAAAGAAAAAGAAAATATAGAAAAAAATATAGAAATTCTCGAAAAGGAACTAGATCTTCGATCTGAGATAGAAAAAAAGTCAAAAGATAGTAAAGAAAAAGAGGTTGAGGGATAAATTCAAGATATGCCATTTGACCAAATATATTGGAATAATTACGGTGCAATAGCAGATATAGCTGAGCTGGGCCATTTTGTAAAAAGTTCAGCTCACGATGTGAGATTTGGCCAAACAAAAACTGAAGATAGTCATTCTGTTTTTAGCTTTGCGGGAGAGCGTAGAGATAGAATTATGGAGTTCTATAATCTATATTATT